CAATTCTCTTTCAGATGGTATTTTATCTCCAGCTACAAGGTTATCTTCTTCAATCATATTATTGATATAATCAACAATCTTGCACAGTACTTCATAATAACTTAGGCTATCATCATAAACCAAAGGTAAAACCTTATAGCACCAATAACGAAAAACTCTGGTGTCATTACCTCTTAACATAGTTTACTCCTTTCTACCAAAGTTGTAAGAACAATTCACTGAATTCATCAATTATCATCAAATCAATATTCAAGAATGTTTCCCTAAACTTCAGTAACAATTCACTCATAGGTGTAGTTGACATTTTACCAAACACGTGTTCAATATAACTATCAGTATTGTTAACAACTTCATTATTAACAGCTGTTCCACTATTAGCAACATTTGAACCATAAGTAGTTGTATCTGTTACATTTCTAGTTTCGATATTATCATCACTAGTTATATCGTGTGACTGTCCACTAGTACTATCACCAATCAATCTTACATTAGTTAAATAAGCATTACCGTCCAAGTCTGCATTATTTATTGTACCTTGTGGTGTATCACTATACCTATCAGTTTTACTTCCAGTACTACTTGCTGTGCCACTATTATCTATGTCACGATTATTTGTAATTGTTCCAGTTCCAGTTAGTGTATCTGTTCCAGTCTTTCTCTCTGTATTTGTAGTTGTTCCATTACTTTCTTTTGTACCAGCGTTTTCACCCTCGTGTGTTTTCTTATAGTCAACATCTTTAAAAGGGTCTAACTCCAATAATGCACTTTCATATAACTTATTATAATAAGGCATTATTTCTTCCAGCTTAGTATTTACCCATAGTTGCCATATACCCTCTGTTTCTGCTCCAATCTCTCTCAAATAATAATGCTTAAGGATTTTAGAACAAAGTATCTGACGATAACTTTCATCAAAGAACGTACACTTAGTAGTAAATATCTTATCCCAGCTATCAGCTATAATTTTATCAACGTCATTACAACCAACACTTTCTTTAAGTCCAGCTTTACTCTCACAAATAAATCTAACTTCTGTTGTATATTTACTCATAACTTCCACCTCCTAACGTATCATCTGTTAGTGGCATACGTTCTTCATCTAACATCTGAAAATCTTCACGATAATTTACTTCAATGTCTCTACCAAACATTTCATTGATAATTTTAACAGCGTGACGTCTAGCTTCAAGTCTTGAATATCTACTAGCTATTGTACCACCTTGATTTCGTGTAACTTCATCTGTTATAAGTCTCTCTTTCTTATTGATATTGATATTACTGATACCAAGATAAGTAAGTGCTTCATTCCAGATTTGTGTTTTCAACTGATAAATTTTATCAGCAACAAAAGGTGCGTCTGTTTTAAGTACAGTAAGATTTGACAAGTCAAGGTCTTTATCACCAAAGATAAACGGAGCGTTACCATCGAATTCCTTATACAAATTCATCATAGTCATACGCTGTTTTTCACTTGCTCTTACAAGTACTGGTGTCTTTTGAGCGTTAGCGTTAACATCTATAATTCTATCCAAGACAGCTAATCTTCTTGCAAACATCTTAACGTCCAGCACACTATTAGTTCTCAAATAGTTATTATAAATTATAACACTATTGTCTGGTTTCAGTAGTTTCTGATAATTATTATATCCACTATAAGCACGTCTTAATATAGGATAACCATAAACATCTAGCCTACCACTTACTATACAATCCAAACATAAGTCACCTATAACATCGTCATTAAAATAAACCATACAACCATTTTCAAATAGTTTCAACTCAATATATCTAGGGTCAACTGTGGGTGGTAAATTCTTCCACTCAAACATTGATATAGCTAGTTCAGTTAACCTATTCAAATACTGAATATATGTTCTATTATTCATAGCCAAGCTATCATCAAATAGAGTGTTATACTTTTTTCTTCTCATATTTACTACCTCAACTTAAACTATTATCTAATTCATAGTTACCAACTTCTAAACCATTTCTCCAGAATGTAATACCTCTATCATAGATAGATATAATCTTTCTTGTATCATCTGACGGTACACTACCACTTAGTACACAACCAACAGTTTTTACATAATTCCAGTGTGGTCTAGCGTGTGTATTTATTCTACCGATAGATTTAACAGCATAACCATACATACTAAAGAAGTCATCAATCATTTTAGCATACTGATAACTAACAGAACACCGTCCACCATAAAACTGTTGTTTACCAATAGCCATATTGACACCACCGTTATTATAATTACCTTTGCTAATATCAGCTTGAATACTAGCTTGATAAAACTGACCCAACAGATTAGCAACCATACCAATACTACCACTAATAATACTAGCTTTAGGGTCAACACTATAAGCACTAGCAATACCCATCTGCCCAACTTGTGAAATAGTATTCAACGCAATAGGCAAACTGTTTTGAGCAACCCAAGCTTTATAAGCGTCAACATTCCAGCTACACATAGGATAAGAGTTAAGCTGGATAACCTCTGTGTTAAGTGTTGTAAAACCACCTAACTCACTATAACTAGTCATACCCTTATAACTTGCTGGTCTTAATGTAACACATACTGGCTGTGTAACCGTACCAGCAATTTGTAAAACTGGTTTAAGATTATCAAAGAATTCATAACGTAAAGCCAAGTCACTACCACTAGCATTATCAACGTGATAAAAGTTATAAGGGTAAGTGTACATTTTAGCGTTCTTAGGCAAGTAACCATCTAGGGTGTCATTCTTTGTAACAGCTGTTAACTGTTGATTGAATATTCTACCGTTAGCACCGTAAGGCAATTTATGTGTTGCTGGAATACTACCGATAAGAAACTTAGGAAACATATACATTGATATAATGCTATCTGGTTTCTGAACATACTCTTGAATTTTATCATCAATACCAGATACATCTGTACTATCATAAACATAAAGTTCAGCACCACCGTAAACACCGTCATACAGTGTACCACTACTTTCACCGTCCACGTCCACAATAGCAAGACATACGCACATATCTGTCATAGGCATTACTGGTTCATAAGTATTGAATACATACTCACCAGTGTTTAGTGTTTCTGGTACAATATTCTCACCGATTCCATCACTCAAAGAGTGCTGTCTTTCAATGAAACATTCTTCAACGTGTGCGTCAAACAACCAAGTTTGGATAACATCAATTTCAAATTCTATTTCTGTTGTTTCATTATTTATATATTCAACTGAATTGATAAAAGCGTAAAACCATTTATCACCAAAAGAAGTATTTTGAAACATCATATAGTTACAGTCATAATAGTTATCAGCTTTTCCCTCAATTCTCAACCTACCTTTATTAACTCTCTGGTAAGTATAGTTTACACAATTTTTCTTTGTAAGGTTTGCAAAATAATTATACTGACTAGTCCTATCTGCAAAATACAACGTGTGGTCATAAGTATTTTCTAGTGGTACATTATGTAATATACGCACGTTTGTTCTAGGTTCTATATACATTTCTTACTCCTTTAAAAAAATAAGGGTGAGTGGGTTAACCACCCACCCTAAAGGTATACTACGATACCCAATGTTTAGCTATTCTTAAACTTCTGGATTGAGTAGAACTGTGTCACCAATCTCAGCCGCTGAAGTTATTGGAACATCTGCAACGTATGTTGTTGAACCGCACTTAGCCTTAAGTGTAATCTCTGTAACAAACTTACCCTTTGGAATAAGTACAGCACCAAATGGGTGAACAGCGATACCATCATCAACTAAGTCATCTGTCTGGATAAACTGATAGTTAGATGGTTCAAGAGTTGTCTCACCATCAAGACCAAGTGTAAGAGTGATTGCTTCATCACTTGCTGACTTATCTGTGATTGTGAATGAAAGATTCTGTGGGTCTGTTGTAGTTGCACTTGAAAGAGCAAATACAATAGCGTTTGCAAAAGGTGAAACTGAAACAGTCTTCCATGTATGATACCAGTAGTTCCAGTACAGACCACTACCGATGTAGTTCTCTGTCATCTTGTTAAGATTATCATATACTTGGAACCAGTTCTCATCAAGTATAACAGCCTTAACATCTGCCATAAGCTGTAACTCTGCTGTTGTAACAGCTTCAAGTCCATCACTATTTGCACGGATAACCTCAAATCTCTCATTATCGAAAGTTGTCCAGTTATCAATAAGGAAGAGTCTACCCATAAAATCAGCCTTTTCCATATTGAAAGCACTTGCAAGTACTTCAACGTCAAACTCTGCATTGAACATAGCGTCCATGAAGATAACCTGACGGTCTTTAGGTGTGTTAGTCTTAACACCAGCTTCGTTGTACTCATTTGACATGAACTGAATCACATTAGATGTACCACGGAAAGCCTTAGCGGAATCCTTAAGGTCTGTACCATCACCAATAGAGGTTGGATAAAGCTTACCAGCACTGATAGACTTGATAAGAAGATACTTAAAGAGTAGGAACTCATCATACTCAGCGGCTGTGTAAACTGAATCAACAATCTTAGCGATAAGGTTCTGTACACCATCAACTGAAACGAAAGCCATTCTTAAGTCCTCGTCCTGTATAGTAACTGGGTACATAACTCTCCAGTTCATTGTATGGAATGCTGACTTAACATCTGGAATAGTTCTCTTAAGTTCTCTTGCTGGTGCTTTCTCTGTTGAGTAGTCAACTACGTTAGCAATCTGTACGAAAATATCTTCGACAGTCTCACCAAACTCAAGATAACCTTTCTTAAGTATAGCGTATGGGTTATTGAATGTAGCACTCTGTACTCTTACAAGTGCAATTCTGTTAACCAGTGCATTGATAAACTGGTTTGCAAAAGCTGGTGTACCATAGATTACCTCACCAACTTTAGGAATCTCAGCCGCCTTTGTTACAACTGGTACATTCTGCTGATAGTCATAACTAGCGTTCTGTCTGATAACATTGATAATATCAATGGTTGAAGCGTTTAATGTATTAACTGCAATTCTTCTAGGCATTATTTATTCTCCTTTCTCCTCTGTGAATAAATCTTCAAAGTTCATAGGTTCGTGTGTTTCTTCTGGGTCTTCTGGGTCTGGGTCTGGTACATTTTCTGGTTCTTTACTAAAGAATCTATCAGTGTACTTCTTTCTCCACTCTTTGTCATTAGCTTCATACTTTGACTTCCAGTCCTCAGTATCACCAAGTTTACTCTCATAGTCTGAAATAGTATCAGTTACATCTTCCAGAAAAGCTATGCTTTCATCGTCTGGTTCTTCACCGATTCTAGTTTTCAGCTGTTCAAGTATTTCATCTTTGGTTCTTATTGCCATACTGTTTCTCCTTTCTTAATGATAACGCAACATTAACCATAGTGGCATTTTAGTGGGTCTGGACGGTGTAGGTGACCCACCACCAAAATATTTATACATCATAACAGCATTATTGAGTATTTCGTTGGTTGATAAATACCTATTACCAGTTACCCAAGCTGTTATGCTTGTATCATCTTTATGTGCTACTATGTAATCATAACATAGTTCAGCGTAACCAACTCTAGTGTCCCAACTACTATCGTGTATTCCTTCCCAGCACCAATTCCAAGCGTGTGTTAACCTTGTTAAGTCTGTGCTATCACTAGTTAAGAAGTCTTGTTGGGTCTGGAATTCTGGATATTCTGGTTTAGCATACCACGTATTTTCAACTAATATGTATTGACACTGACCGTCACCATCGTCCATAGCATAGCCATTACTAGTTAACCAGTCATATAGTTGATATAATCTACCGTGTGTATCTCCACCAGTATTAGTCCATTGACCTAAACCATAACCCTTGTTTAAGTCTGTCCAAGTTCCAGCTGTTAGTGATTCCCAAACAGCTGGATTGATGTTGGATTCTTGCCAAAAGTTACCGCACATAGCACTAATAACATATATTGAATATCTTTCCTGTTCTTCTTGTGGCATATTTACCTCATAAATTCATTAACCCAGTGTTGAACACTGTTATAATCATAGCCAAGTGATTGCAATTTCTTTTTTCTTTCTTCACCGTTACCATATTTACCAAGTATAACGTCCCTTGCAATCTGTCTATAATCAACTGGTTTATACTTCACCAGCATATTAACCAACTCTTGTACTTCTTCATAATCATAGCCAAGTTTTTCTAATCTAGCTTTTCTTTCAGCACCGTTACCAAACTTACCTTGAACAACTAGTCTAGCTATGGTGGTTATCTGTGTATCGTTTGCAACATCTTTGTATCTATAATGGACGTCCCAACCATATTTATATTCGTAGTAGTCTCTGATATAGATTTCTCTACCAGTCTGGTCACCAGTTTTACCACCAGTTGTCTTACCATATTCATTGATACTAGCTTGTGCTATCTGTGTATCAGTAACAGACATACAAACATGATGTTTATAATTTAAGTGAATGTCACCAGCTTTAAACGGTGCGCTACATTTAACGAACCCACACTTAATAAGTTGTGGTTCAAGATTTCCAGTCCAAGAATAAGGTGACACGTTAAAACCAGCGACATTCAATGCTGTTGCAACCAAACTAGAACAATCAAAGTCTGGACTATTACGGTGTGTTTGGTTATAACCGTGTGAATTATCGTTAGCAATCATAACCATAAAATCAATAGCCTTTTTGATGTTTCCCATTTAATTCTCCTTTGTGATATTAAATAGTTGTAGAAGTTTCTCTGGTAGTAAGTCTGGATTTATCTTACAGATATTTTCTATAATAGAAACTAGTTCAGTAGTACAAACATATACTATTATAACGTGTAAGATGTTAGGAATGTTAAAACCGATTACATAACCATAAGTCTCTACAACCCAACCAATAAAGTAACATAATATAAATCCAACTTTCTTAAAAAGTCCGTCCCTTAGTTTACTGGATTGTATGTCTTTGTTTTTAACACCAGCTACAATACCAGATACCAAGTCTAGCGCATTAAAGGTTAGCGCAATAACCACCGAATAAATTGTTGACATATTATTAAACACCTCTCATTATGATATTTAATTATAACATATTTATTGACAAAATGCAATAGTTATGTTACAATTTTAGTAGGGAGATTTTTAGTCTATGGAAAATAAATATTATGACGGTACTAAAATTTTATCAATGAAAGATTTGACTGGACGTAAACCAGAAATATATATGATTACTACTAATCGTACTGGTGGTAAGACAACATATTTCGGTAGACTGGTAGTCAACAGATTCTTGAACAAAGGTGAAAAGTTTGGTCTGATTTATAGATACAACTACGAACTTGATGATGTTGTTGATAAGTTTTATAAAGATATTCATAGTCTGTTCTTTCCAACTTATTCTATGGAAAGTAAAAGGCGTGCTAGTGGTATCTTTCACGAACTGTTTCTCAATGGTAAAAGTTGTGGTTATGCTTTATCACTTAATAGTGCTGACCAAATTAAAAAGTACAGTCACTTGTTTAGTGACGTTCAGTCTATGATATTTGATGAGTTCCAAAGTGAAACAAATCATTATTGTAGTGATGAAATAAAGAAACTACTTAGTGTTCATACATCTGTTGCAAGGGGTCAAGGTGAACAAGTTCGTTACGTTCCAGTTTATATGTTAAGCAATCCAGTATCACTAATCAATCCTTATTATACCTCACTGGGTATCAGTGCTAGACTAAAGGAAGATACAAAGTTTCTTAAGGGTGACGGTTTTGTTCTTGAACAAGGTTTCATTGAAAGTGCTAGTATTCAACAAAAAGAAACTGGTTTCAATCGTGCCTTTGCTTCAAACGATTATGTTGCTTATAGTACTGAATGTGTATATCTGAATGATAATAAAAGTTTTATTGAGAAACCAGTTGGACGTTCCAGATATATCTGTACACTTAGATATGAAAAGGTTGATTATGGTATTAAAGAATATGCTGACTCTGGTTATCTGTATTGTGATGACAAACCAGATGTTACATTCAAGAATAAAATAAGTGTTACAACGGAAGACCACGATATTAACTATGTAATGTTAAAACGTAACGCTTTTGTTCTGGATAATCTTAGGTATCTATTTGAAAAAGGGTGCTTTAGATTTAAGGACTTAAGGTGTAAACAAGCTGTTCTATCAGCTTTATCATATTAGTATCTGCTGTTGTTTATAGCCTTGTTTGTATAGGAAAGCACACTTGAAAGTATAGTGCCTATTTCAAATTTCGTTATTGCTGGACGCTCGGTCTATTACAACAGTTAAAGATATAGGAAAAGGAAGTATGTTTTGCATACTTCCTTTTATTTCATTTCGTATGTGGTTTCTACTAGTAAGATACCACCACTTATTCGCTTTGGCATAAGTTTTGACGGTACTCTTAAGCCTTTCTTGAAGTCACTATAATTTCTTTTAATAGGTTCATGTGTTTCACTATCAAATAGAAACTCTAGTTCTTCTTCTGTGAACTTATCCACATTATATACTGCGTTACCTTGTAAGGATAACTCAAACAAGTCTTTACATTTCTGTGGCATACCAGCACACTTAATGTTGTCATAAGGTGTATCAACTGGTTCAAGATTCTCTGCTACAATGTGTTCAATGTATGTTTTCTGTCTTGTAAATATTGCCACGTCCCAACAGCTTTCAAGTTTCCAGCAACAAAAGTTTTTATCGTGTACTGTGATACCTTTTATCTGTTGTGGTTCTAGGTCACAATGAATACTATCTGTATCTGCGTAAATAAATCCAGCTTTATCTTTTCCATAGTAGTTCATCTGCGCTGAACGTATTGTAAAGTTTCTTGCGTAGGACGTTATTGCTGAACCGACTGGAATATATCCAGCTTGTTTATTGTGTTCATTTATCGGTATAAAGCCTAACGATTTATCATCTTTTTCATAGGCTAGTTTGAAACTACTGTCTTTACTACTCGCCATTTTTCCGTATAGATTATTGAGAAATAGTTTTGCTAACTCTCGTAAAGCACCTTTACTTTCCAGCTTTAACTTCTTGTACTTCTCTATGTATTCATCAAATATACCAACTCTGCTGTTGAAGTAACAACCATCTAGTATTTCAAAGTCAACTAGTTCGTAATGGTCTTTGAGTAGTTCATAGTCTGTCATTGTTAACACTAGTTCAACTCTGGTATCACATAGATTACCGTTGCTGTCTCTGTAATGGGTATAGTATCTACCAGTTTTATAATCGTAAACGTCACTGGTTTCAAGTGATTCAGTACCTTTATATAACAGTGATGATTTGATTTGTATAAATGGTAGCTTGTTCTCCTTGATATAAAATCTGGTCTTTATCCTTACAAAATAGTACTTGTTGGGTTTTAATGCTTGGTCTGGTATAAAGTTACCACTCCAGAAAACTGGTTTACCAACTGGGTATCTGTTACCAGATTCACTTGACATCATACTTGGATATAAAGAGTTAACATCTGCTGTTGTTCCATTGGTGTATAGTTTGTTTTCTTTACCTTTAACTAGATAACACCAGCCACCTCTGTAACTCTTTCGTATGTAGTCTCCAGCTGTTGCGTATGTATAGTTGCTGTCAAGTGGTATCTCATATATGTCTGGAAACATTTCATCATATGATAAATCATTCTTGACTGATGATTTACATATTGCCTTGTACTCTGATAGACAACAACTACCTATTGTTAGTTTACTGTGTCCTTCGTTAAACATTATTTCTAACGCTTCTTTAACAACAAGTACATCGTTAGCTATGTATTCTTTCTCTTTGTCTGTGATTGTACAACCAGCATATCTGAAACCTTTGTATTCCATTTCTAATTTCTGGTGCTTGGTTTTAAATGCTTTTCCTATTCTCTTTACACTGAACGGTAGTAGTTTTAAGCTGTCTCTTAATTCTATAATATGATTGTTAACCTTTATTGTTACAGTGTACCACATACCTTTGTCACTGATAGAGTACTTGAAAGAATTGTTTTCCATAAATCTTTCTTTCTTCCAGCTTATGTCATACTCGTTTTCACTGTTGTGTTCATAGGCTT